CCAGTTGACCTTCACCAGTCTTCAATCCGTCTGCTACCTTACCAAGGGTGTCTCTCATTTTTTGAGCTGAGAGTGCACCTTTAAAGGAATCTCTTGAAGAGTTTCTAAAGTTAGCTGCTGATAGAGCAATCTCTTTATTACTATCCGCAAGAGAGTCTACAACTTTTTTGAATGCTGGTTTAAGAGACTTTGCCGCCTCGTCTAACTGTTTATCGATTTCGTTTGCCATAGTTTACTACTTTCCGCTTCCGTTGATTTTGTCTTTAGCTGTTCCAGCATATAGACCAAACCAAGCTGCGCCAGCACCAACTACGATACTGATAAGTCCCGATTGTTCCATGGTAGGGTCTGGCAATTCCATGAACCACATAGTACAGTAGTACAATAAGAATATGTAAACACTTAAAAATGCTCTTGGGAATATTCTCCATGAATCAACCATGTTTGATAGGAATATCCAACGTTGCCAAGGATTATCTGGCTCTTTGTTGGCTTTCATCTCTACAATTTCAGCTTTAAGTGCTGAGTTTTCTGTTACAAGTTCCATGAATTTACTAAGGTCAATCTCCACCTCATTACGACTCATGTCACCGCTAAATCTTTCGTTGTCTGCCATGATTATCTCCTTTGATTATATTTGGCTTGTTCGTTCTTTTGCCTTTCCTTTTCTTCTTTAAGGAATTGCATTAATAGCATAATATAAATCTCCCTTTCCCATGGCATCATATTTTCAAGTTCGTGTAAACTATAGTTATGATGTTGCATCAACTGAAAGTTTGTATTGTAATAATTCAATACACTTTCATGAGAAAGGCATATCAAAAAAAACTTTGTAGGCCCTCCATGGTTCTACTTTGTTTTGTGTTACATGTGTTGCATGTAAATTCCGCATCATAAAAAACCTTAGGCATGTCATCGAAATATTCACCTAGTTTTTCAATTTGTGGGAACGTTAAGTTGTCCACAAAATCACTAAGTTCTTTCTTTGATACATCATCGGTATCGTATACAGATTCGCCATCGAATATTTCTGTAATACATGCTTTCAACATTTCAATAGGTTGTTGGTCTTGAGATACCTTCTGAACCGTTTCCATTAGGTTCCAATCGGGGTATCTTAATACAACACCTAGTTCATCTGTAATCATAATTTTAGGTTCCATGCCGTTTGACTTTGTGGTTTCTATATCGTCAAGGTTAACTGTAACCTTTCCTGTACCACTACAGTCTTGTTCACCGCATGTTAGATTAATCTCAACTGTTTCACCTACTGATACTGCTCTAATTTTAATGAACAGATATTCAATGTCAAACATTGGAAGTCTTTCAACGTCCAACCATTCGTTTTCAGCGAATGAAGTCACTGCTTTAATCATTTGCTTAATAGAAGCAAGTGACCTACTTTGGTCTTCACCTTCTTTCGCAATTACTAAAACTTTTTGTTCTTTTACAAGAAACGGTCTGAATGTTACTTCTTGACCATTACTTGGTAGTACACATTTATAAGTTGGTGCACTTTGGATTGGTAATGCCATAATTTATTCCTCTATAATATAGAATTAACCACCGCCAAAAACATTATTAATCTTACCAAGATTAGAATCAGCGTCAGTCAGTTTGTTAAGAAGTCTATCACCTTTACTGCCAAATCTAGAAGCGACTGATAGTCCTTCCATTACAGCACTTAATGCTCTCCTTCCTTTATTTAGTCCCGACAGAGCAGGGGGTTGTGTATATTCTACTTCCCACCCACGATAAGCAATAGTACAACCGAATTTTAATATAGTATCGGGAGTATTAGCGTCTAGTGCCATCGGTTCAAATGCCTTTGGATAACATTCATATAACTTATATTTCATTGCAGAGTTACCGTCAACCCTGTATTGAGTTATATCAACTTGTCCTATGTAATCAGTGTAATACGCAAATGTAGGTTGTAGTTGACTACCACTACCAGCGGTATAAATGAGTGACTGCCATGCTTCGATAATTAATCTATCAGCAAATGCTTGGTCACAGAAAAATGAGAATGTTGTTTCACCACCGTCATTGATAGCATGAGGCATTTGTCTTTTTTGTCCGTACTCAGACCATGCAGTTGATTCAATTGTTCGGCCTGGCAATGAAGCAGTATCACAACGTAGTCCTTCTAGTGATAACCCCATTGGGCCAAAGAAGTCTGCTTGGAATCTATTTGACCTTGCACCAATATCAAAGTTTGCTCTAAACTTATCGATACCAGTTCCTTTATCGTCACCACCTAAAAATGTGGAAACTCCTGTTCTTATTATATCTTTTAATGCCATTAAATTTTCCTCATGCTATCGGCGTAAACTGTATTAGCATTTTTATTAAACTTTGTTGTCGGTAACATAGATACCAAATCATAATATTCAGAACCTACTTGTTTGATGTAACTCTTAAAGAAACCATATTGATATTGTTTAACACATGGTTTTGCCCACCTTAGTTTACTAATAGACTTAACCATTCCATAGTCAATATCAAATGTACCGTCTTCCATATCTCCGTACATAGCGTCCAGCAATCTAATTCTGTATCTTGGTGGTAGGTAATGTAAATTCAACCCCATAAATCCTGTCTTGTATTTCTTAATAGGAATGCACAACGGGAAGTAGTCCCAATACGGAAGTTTGTCCTTTGTCTTTGCATCATAAAAGAACATGTACATATTCCCTATCTTAACTTTTCCATTTGCATCGAATTCGTCCATTAAAGAACTAGACCGCATTCTTATTTGTCTTAAATTGTTTCGGAACCAATTCATACTATCGATACTTCTTGCCCTTAATTCGGCGGGTTTCTCGTTTTGTAAATCGTCTAGTAGTTGTCCCATACAACTATTTATGCATTTAAGTCAAATGGTCTTCCGTTAATATGCGAAATTTTAATCTTCTTTCTTTACAGTACGATTCAGCTGCTTTGAACTTCGCCTGATTAACCGCATAGGTCTGTGCTTCCATGAGGTATCTTTTGGAAACTCTGTTGGTTGGTTTCTTTGGGGGTTTGAGTTGTTTCTTTGGTTTGACTTCTATAATTTCTCGTACAGTCTGTCCCGAAGCATTTACATACTTAATGTAGAAGTCGGGGAAGTATCGATGACGTTTCCTATCAAGAGGAGATAAGTAAGGTATGACTATCTCTTCCGAACCCCATTCAATAATATTAGGATTGGAATCAGCATAAACCATAAATCTACGCTCCCATAAAGAACGATAGAAGATTTTTGTAGGGTCACCTTTGTATTTTTTATAGTTCTTTGGTTTGAACTTGCCACTATAAGACATAAATAGATATAACACCAATATAATTAATTCACGAAGGTATTTATGGGTTTAAGCAAATTACTAGATAAGGTCAACCAAGCAAAGTCTGCTGTAGAATCTGTCAAAGGTATTAAAACAAAACTAAAAAACATTGATAAGACATCAGTCCTTGACCAGTTAGGGGAACAAGCGGAAGAGGCTAAAAGAACGTTAGAGAAAAGAAGAACGTCTTTAGAAAAAAACTTAGACGCAAGGAATAAGGGTAAATCAATTGCAAAGGCAACTCCTTCTGGCGGAAGTACAGATTTAATATATCCAATATATGACCAACTAGAAAACTATATCGTATTCTCAACGAGAGCACGTGAGTCAAGAGATGGTACAAATGGTCAGAACCTACTATCAAAAAATGACGTAGAGATTATGTTGTACGTTAAACCCGAACACTTAGCAAGTAACTTCACAGTTAACTATAAGACTCAAGGATTCGGGTCTGGCGTGCGTGGAATGGCAGATATGTTCAAAGGTGACGGAGACGGTTCACTTGGTTATGGTGATTTAGAACAGTTCGCTGGAGAAGTTAAAAACATGGCGGGAGCTGCTATTAACAAACTTATGAATTCCGCTACAGGTGATTATCTAAACTTTAGTGCTGGTCGAGCAGTCAACCCTATGGAAGAACAAATGTTAGAGGGAATCGGTTTCCGTTCTTTCTCATTTCAATATGAATTCTATCCACGTTCAGAAGCGGAAGCAGACATGGTACAACAAATAATGTATACTTTCAGAACTGCAATGTTACCCGATACATATGGAACTTCGGAAGAGACTGCAAACGAAAACTTCTTTAACTACCCAAATGTGTTTGACGTAGAATTTGAAGGCCCAATTTCAGAAAGGTTAGACGGTTTTATGCCTATGGTTTGTACGGGTTGTGATATTACACACGGTGATACCGAGTTAGGATTCTTTGAAAATGGACAACCAACAAAGTCTTCTATGAAATTAGACTTTACAGAAATCAAAATCGTTACTCAAGAAAACTTCCAAAAAATATCACCGATTGGTGACAAGAGTATTACACCAACTGATTACAGTATTACTGATAAAAGGACAAGGGGAGACTAATGGCAAACGAATTATTTAAAAACTTCCCCGAAGTAAGATATACTTTACAGAATGGTAAAATTGTTACCGTTAAAGACTTCTTCCGTAAAGCTAAGTTAGAAGGTAATAACCTAGAACAATTAATTGATTACACTCTCTATGAACTTCAAGAGGGAGATAGACCCGATGTAGTTGCAAGTAAACTATATGGTAATGGTGATTTGCATTGGACTTTATTTCTAGCGAATGATATTACTAACTATTACGATTGGTTCATGGACACTCAGACATTTGAAACTTATATGGCAGACAAATACAAAGGTCAAGTATTAGTTTCAACAGACAGTACAGATATAGTATCTTCAACTTCTAAGTTTTTAATTGGAGAAGATATAACTCAAGGAACTGTAAAGGGTAAAGTATTACAAGTAGACCCAACTTTTAAAAGAATTTGGGTTGAATCAACTAACGGTCAGAATTTTGTGGCCAGCCAAGCGGTTACGGGTACGAGTAGCACTAAGAGTTTTACACCTAGCAGTGTAGCATTCTCCCAAGACGCAGACGCATACTACTATGACCAAGATAACATTCCAGCAGGACTGCGATACAATAACATTCCAGCAGGAAGGAACTTCCACCCCCAAAGTTTTTGGCAAAAAGAATACAATGATAACGAAGACAAGAGAAAAATTAAAGTTATAAAACCACAGTTCATACGAAAAGTAGTTTCCGAATTTGAACGTATAATGAGTGTTTAATGAGCGATAAGAAAAATAGGGCAGGGGGTGTCTTCACCCTTGATGCTATAAATTTAGTAAATCAAGAAGGCGAATCTGTAGACATTCAGAACCTAGTTTTGAACTTTCGTCTGTATGAAAGTATTTACAATAAGTTTGTCACAGGTGATATTCACATGATAGACGGTCTTGACTTATTGAAGAACTTTAAAATTACTGGTGAAGAATACATTCGTATTGCTCTTAAACAGATTGAAGGAATGCAAGAAGAAGCACCAACTGAATTTACTATTGATAGAAACTTTAAAGTTTACAAGATAAGTGCAGTTAACAGAATTGACCAATCAACTCAATCCTATGTTTTAAAAATATGTGACCCACGTATGTTTACTGCTAGGAATACTAGAGTATCTAGAGTCATGCGTGGTTCATATGATAAGATGTTACAGAACGTTCTTATTAATGAAGGTCACATGGCAATAGACGAGTTTGTTCATTGGGAAGATACTAAACCCGAAAATCAACAAATGGTTATTCCATATTGGACAATCGATAAGTTCATAGATTTTTGTGTTAACAATAGTGACAAGGGATTAGAAGATAAAGCAGTATACAGAAACGGTATGTTTTTTTATGAAACATTGAACGGTGGTTTTTGTTTTAAAAGTATTGACGAAATGTTCCAACAGGAATTCCCTCTTAAATTTTCATACGGTTCAAGACAAGCAGATGAAGATACCGCAGACGTAGACGCAAATGCTAGCGGTGGTGTTAATACAGTAATTGAAGCAATCGAAGTACCACAACGAGCAGACACTTTACAGGGAATGGTTGGTGGTGCATATGCTTCAACACAAATAACATATGACCCAATCAGAAAGGTAGAAGAAATTGATTTGTATTCTATCGATGACTTGTTTAAAAGAAATGCAGACAATCATTTATCGGGTCACCCAATGATTAGAACAGGGGCTATAGGAGAAAAGGAATATTTTGAAAAGGTTCTTACTACAGGTAATGTATTAGACTCAGAAGTATCTCCGCCTGTTACAGAAATAGATGTTGACACTAACTTAGGAAACAAGTATGATTCATTAAAAATTAATGATACTAAAATGGTACATTCATTTGACAATGCAACCCAGTTAGATACAGACGAGTCTTTTAAAGGTTGGTCTGCTAAAGTAGACACAGGTAAATTAGAACGTAGAGCAATGTTAGAGATTCTACAACAGAACAGAATCATAATAACAATACCTTTAAGAACAGACTTAAGTGTTGGAACAATTATTCAGTTAGACATTCCCCCACCACAATCTTCAACAGGTGGTGTAGACATATCAGATAAAATGAATGACAACCGATATTTAATAACAGACATTTGTATCCATGCAGTTCCTTCGGATAAGGTTGGGAAACTTTATGTTGAGTGTGTGAAAGAAAGTTATGCTAAGAAAATCTCAGACCACACGCCATTAGATAATACAGCAGCTCCGAGAAAAGTATGATAGTTAAAATTTTAAAAACATTAAAGAACTGGGTAGACCCAAACTATTGGGGTCAAAGACTAGGTGAGAAAACTGGTGCATTTGAAAAAGCAGAGAATAGTAAATTTAAAAAATGGGTAGACAGTTTAGAAGGTTGGAAATGGTGGGCATGGCAATTAGGGCCAGGTTTACTTATTATAGCATTAATAGAGTGGGGACTTAATCAAATAGGTCTTACAATAATTCCTTTTGGGTGGTGGTAATGAAAGTTTGGTACGGAATAGTAGAAGATAGACAAGACCCATTAAAGATTGGCCGTGTGCGTGTGCGTGTACACGGGGCGCATACTCATCTCAAAGACCAAATTGCAACACCCGACTTACCATGGGCACAAGTAATACTCCCAACAACTGAAGCGGGTCTTTCGGGATTCGGTAGAGGTAATGGTCTTGTAGAAGGGTCAACAGTATTTGGATTTTGGAGAGATGAAAATTACATGCAAGACCCTGTAGTACTAGGTGTTACAGCAGGCATACCTTCACAGGGTTCTCGTATTACAATCAAAGACGAATTGATACAGAGAAAGATTGAAGAAGGGTTTAATGACCCAAGAAGATTAACTATAGCAGACTATACTGATACTCCCGATGGAGAAACACCTACGCATGACAGGACTAGAAGTTTTGGATTGACAACTGCATTAGATACAGCACCCAAACATGTTGATTCTCTTACGATAAACTATGACGGAACAGGTTCTACGATAACAGAAGTAAAACTTACCGAAGATGATTTACCATACTATCCAAAGTACTATGACGCTTCAGATTTAAATGACAACACAACAGGT